TCATTAGACTAAGTAGATTACCTTAATCGGTAATTTCAATAAACAGACCGTTATCGCATGAATTTGCATTAGGTCAATAACAATAAAGGAAAATAAAATGGCTACTCTCGCAGAAATCCGTAAGAATAAATCCGCTTTGATGGATAAAGTGAACAAGGCTCTTGCCGGCGCTAACACAAATGCGGATAAGAAAGAAGATGATCGCTTTTGGTCTCCAACTCGCGATGCATCAGGAAATGGAACAGCTATCATTCGTTTCTTGCCTCCTATGGCAGACGACGAACTTCCATGGGTTAAGATTTTCTCTCGCGCATTCAAAGTAGAATCTACAGGCAAGTGGTATATCAACAATGATCTTTCTACTATCGGTAGAGACGATGATCCTGTTTATCAATATATCAAGCCATTGTATGAATCTGGCGATGAAGCAAAGAAGAAGATTGCTGGTACGATGAAGCGCAAAACGCATTACATCTCCAATATTCTTGTGATTAAAGACCCTGCAAATCCTGCAAATGAAGGTAAGGTTAAACTCTTCAAGTATGGTAAGAAGATCTATGAAATGATCATGAGCAAGGCACAGCCTACTTTTGATGATGAAGAAAAAGTCTATGTTTACGATATCGATTCTGGTGCCAACTTCCGTCTTCGTATCAAAACAGTTGATGGATATCCAAATTACGACTCTTCAGTATTTGATTCTGTTACTCCTCTTTGCGGTGGAGATGACGATGAGATCCAGAAGGTGATCGATAATTACATTCCTTTGGCTGAATTCCTTGATCCAAAGAACTTCAAATCTGCTGAACAGCTGAAGAAGGAATTGGATCGTGCTCTGGGTAATGGTGCTCCTATTGGCAAGGCAACTGATCTTCTCAATGAAGATAAGCCAGCTAAGAAAGAATCGAAGACCGAAGAAGCTGCTCCGTGGGATGAAGAAGTGAAGGTTCCAGAAAAGAAAACAGCAAAAGTTGAAGCAAAGCAAGAAAAGGCTATTGTTCCATCTGATGATGACGATGATGACTTGGCACTTTTTAAGGAAATGCTAGGTAAGTAAAATAAAGCCACCAATCGGTGGCTTTTTCATATCATTTAGCCAACAAGGAAAATCGGTGGCTCTGAGAATTCTTCTCTCAATTGCTCTTCTAATCTGGCAATTTCTTGAAGAGCCTCGTTATACATTCCTTGTCCATCAAGTGTTACTCCACCGATAAGAGAAATCCCTCCAAATTTCTTAAGATTCATTCCCCATTGTTTTTCAACAAGAGCTTTGAAGTATTCTTTAACCCAGATTTGATCATAAATTTTAGAATATTCTTCCGGATCTGTTGTTACAAAACATTCAAATGCTACATATTGACCAGCAACAATATTCGCTCCCCAATAAGCATCTATGTAGAGTTTATCGACTACTTGAGTGTATCTGAATAGAGGAACTCCATTGAATGTTTGATCTAGAAGAGCAAGATTTTGCATCAGACTTGTATAGTAAGCCATAGATCCAGTGGAAATATTCCATAAGTCTCCAAGTCTTATTTGATACTGTACAGAAAATAATCCAGAATCGCCTGATGATGTTCCTGTCGCAGATCCTTCTACCATAGGAAAAACACGAACAATGCTTATGATATTATCTGGAATTGAGATGTATCTATTCGTCACATCTTCTGGTGTGATTTGATGAGTTATGTACATCCTCTGAGTTCCATCATAGTGATATGATCTAAACTTTTGAAGAGTATCATCAAGTCTATCAGAAAGTTGCTCTTCTGTTACATTGATCTGAGCAACTGGTTCTCCTAATGAACGAAGTGTGTAATCTATTAGATTTTGTTTAGATTGTATCATTAAAATGTTCCACCGTCGATGATGATATCTCCTGTCGATCCTCCAGTACCTCCAGATCCACCGCTTGTCACTGGATCTTTGAACTGAACACCAGGATCGACAATAGCATTTCCGTTTGCTACTAACGAAACCTTGTTATCTATTTGGCTCTTTTTCAAGACTTCGTAAATATATGTCTTAGGTGACATATCAATCGTAACAGTAGATGATAAAGATATCGTTAAATCTGTTGCAGATGTAGAAAGATCGAACTCCAAGAAAACATCGGCATCTTCATGTTTTCTGATGCATGCATAGAAAGAGTAATCTGATATGTCTACAATTGGATACGATTGTTCAAAGTCGGTACCTTGCTGAATGTAGATGTCAACAAGTCTATTGGGAATGGTTTGCATTCATGTCTCCTGAATTTTCTTTATTTAATCCTCTTGACAGCCTTGTTAGGACGTCATACAATAGACACATGTTGAACACTTTTATGAATTTTTATCATGCCTCGTATTGATCACAATCAAGATTTTGATGACGACTCTTCTGATGAGAACACTATTCGCATCAAGACACAGAAACCGCGGAATCCTTTGGTGAAAGAAATCTTTGATGGGAAGTTCCCACCAAAGCGCCATAAGGATAAGCGCCGTTCTGCATCACGTTTTGATAAGCGTAATATTGAAGAACTTTAAAAGGAATTATCATGAGTATCGAGACTTGGAAAGCAGAATTTTATCCGGCTCCGGCCAATTCTGTAAAGACTTGGGAAGAAGCAATCGATCAAACCATTGTGAAGTGGAGTGGTCTGACAGAAGAAAATTTGAAGAAACATGAATGCATGAAAGAAGGCACATGCATTCGAGATCAAGAGTATTATTCTCTTCAGTGCGATTACCGAATTTGTGCTCTATGCCAAATGAGCATCGATGGCCCATCTGAACATGGATTTGTAGATTGTTCTATTTGTCCTCTTGGAATTTTGCATGGCGAATGTGAAGATGACATTGACAACGGAGATATTGATGAAGTTGATGTTCCTGATCTAGATCCATATACTGTTTGGGAAGAACTTAATAATCCTAAGCCAATGATCAATGCATTGCAAGATGTCAAGAAGTTCATTAAAATTCACAGTTTAGATAAAGAAACAAAGAAATGGATTAAGAATGACGCAACTGAATAAGAAAGCAAAATATCTTTCTGAGATGTTAGACGAAGCAAATAAAGCAACTGATCCTGTCCAATGCTTGAAAGATTTCATTGCACAAGATCCTCGACTAACATCCATTCTAGGATATGCAATCAATCCGAAGTGGAACATCTCAACTGTTCTTCCGGATGGGGTTCCGCCTTACACAGAATCGGATCTCCCTCTTGGTATGGCAGCTCTCGATTTGCTGAAGCTACATAGCAAGATCTACATCATGTTCAATCCTGAATTGAAGCAATTCAAGAAAGAAGAATTCTTCATCAAGTGGATAGAAAGCATGCATCCAACCGATGTTGGAATTTTTATTGCAGTGAAAGACCAAAATCTGGAGTCTTTGTATCCAAATTTGACTAAAACTGTTGTACACTATGCACTCGGTTGGACTAAGGAACAGTTCGACTCCTTGTTTGTTTGAGGTTATCATGAATCTTGATCTTGTTATGAAATTTGCGCATAATCCTGTTCGTAATTATGCTATTCCTGGACTGACTTCTTGGATGATTTCGAATTCGCCAGAAGGAAACATCCGGATGTTTGATATGACTCGAGATCATATAGAACCAATCGTTGCTCATAGCCATCGATTCAACTTTCATTGCATTGTTCTGGAAGGCGAAGTTGAAAATATTTTGTTCAAGCAATCTATGGATGGAGATCTTTATTCTGCTGTCTATCAAACATATAATGGCTCGATTGGTTCTTATAAGACAGAACGATCAAATCTTCATATTCGATACGTTCAAATTTCTCAGAAATACAACAAAGGAGATCAATACTCAATGTACTCTGACGAAATTCATTCCATCAGATTCAAGAAAGGAACGAAAGTTCTATTCTTCGAAGGCCCAGATGTCGATGATAAGAGTATTATCATAGAACCTATTGTTGATGGCGAACTCATCGAAACATTCAAAGTTGAACCATGGATGTTCAAGAAAGACATTAATGAGTGAAGAATTTAAAATCCTGACAGATGCACAACATGCTCTTCAGGCTCCTTATATGTACATCGGATCTACTTCTGTTGAAGAGCAAGAAGTGGTTACTTTCGGTGAGACAAAGAAATTTAACATTGTTCCTGGTCTACTGAAAATCATTTGAATTTACAATTTTTAAAATGATGTCTCAGCATTCCTCCTGCATATCCCTCTTTGCCGCAATGATTACATATCATCTTTTCTTTTGAATAGTTGTTTCCTTTTAGATTTAATTCTTTTATCAAAGGATCGTTTTTATTAAGACGATATCTATTTCCTTGATCATCTTTGAATATTGTTATCCCTTTCAGTTTTTCTTTGATTTTAGGAGATACCCCTTCTATAAATGTTTCCGGTTGTTGTCCTTTGAAGTGCCATTTTGTATCTAGAGATATAGGATCGTAATACGCAGTCTTGCCATTTATACTTTTTGTGTTCGGAGATCCTAGAATCCAGTTCTCTGGTGGAGTTTTATTCTTGGATATTCTTTGTGTTTCCATAGTGTTCGGATCATACCATATTCTAGATCCATTCATAACTTCTATATGAGACGGGTGTCCGCGTTTCCAGTTATCTGGTAGTTTTATAGAAGATTTATCTATATTTTTTGGAATACGCAATACTGTCTCTTCCATAGTGATTTCGTTGTGGATTTTGATACTTGCGTATCTAGACCCTCGTATGTAGCCTTCTGGTATTATTGCGTCTGTATCCTTCTTATTGATTCTTATGAAGTCGAATGTGATAGGATTGTAATAATGTGCAACAGAATTTGCTTTTCCTATCTTATCTCCGAAATCTTGTTTTAATTTTTCATATGTTCTAGATTTTCTGAAATTTAGTTTTTCATATTCTCTTGTATTCCAGTTGGTCATTGAATTAAATGCGTATGTCAGATCCCCGCCGTATGTTTTCCACAACATCCAATGAGCAATAAAATGTTGACGAGCAGTAAGAATAGCTTTATTCCATACGTTTTTATTTAGAGATTTATATTCGATCCACAATGATTTAGGAAGAAAATGGTGCTGTTCTATGTATCCAAGTTCTTCTTTTGTTTTCGAAGAATTTGATTGACAACAAGCATTGATAAAGTTAAAATACCTCTTAAGATAGTGATCGTTATGAGGTTTAGATG